TACGCACCAGCTTCTTATGAAGCAATCAGTGCCAAAGGTTCACACTACAAAGGTCAGTTCATGGGTGTTGAAATCTACACTTCTTCACACATCACCAATGATGGAACAGACCATCAAGGTGCAATGTTTGCACCGGGTGCCATTGGTTTTGCAACTGGAATGCCAAGTGCATTACCCGGTGCAGCAGAAGCCATGGAAATGGGTGAAGTGATGATTGAAATGGAACGTGAAGCTGACAAGGCTTTGACCCGTATTGTTGGACATGCATACCTTGGTATGTCTGTGATTGACAATGACCGTGGTGTTCTGTTAATTTCAGCAGTTTAATCTGATTCTATAATCAATATTGTTTGGATGGTGGCACCAGCTGCCATCCATTCTTTCACGAGGTACAAAAGATGAATAAAACAATGCAACCACAACCATGGGCTCCAATGGCCCAACAAGAACAAACCCTGCTTCCAGCCAGACCGAATCACCCATTCTATTACAAGTTCCATCCATCGAATTGGCAGTTTGTATACCGTGATGTCGAAGTTCAATCTGGTAAAAGCACCAAGATAGTCAAGAAGGGGTTCTTTGTGCCACATCTGAGAATGGAACGAGTCATTCCCGGTGTGAATGGTGTGCATCAGATACAAGGTGAGATTGGAAACCCCGGTTCAAGAATCGGTCAGCTACAGCAAGAAGGCTGGGTGTATCTGGACCCGCAAAAATACGATTATATGCATGTGTATCAAGTCCGTGGTGGAAGATACCATGTGCCCAAGTGGACCAACATTCGAGTGGTGGCCAATCGGATGATTGAAAAGATGGACTTGGTGGCATTCCAGAACTGGTCTGTGAATCTGATGCGTTCCAATATCCTTGGCAATCCAGAACCACACTTCTGGGAGCTGCAAGTCCTACAGAAGAGCAGTGGCCGGAAAAAAGAAATACTTCTGAAACAGCAACATGTTCCAGAAAAACGACAAGAACTGGATGAACTGAACCAGCTGGTCAAAGACATGAATGCCTTCATTCAAGAATACGAGACTGTTGGAATGTCCATCTATGAGGACTTTGTGAAATGAGCAATGCAACCCCTTATGCACCACAAATCAAGGTGCCAGAACTGTTGGAACGTGGCAAAAGCCAACTGACCACACTGCCAATCTACCGGAATGGTGCATTGGTGGGTCCAACAGATGTCAAGTACAGTCTGATATCACCACAGGGTGAAAAGATTGTGGATGAAGCTGTTGGAACATATCCCGGTAACATTCCACAATACACCCACAGTGCAGGCAACTTGGCAGACACCTTGGAACTTGGTGAAGGGTACTTGCAAGAGTGGGAAATACAGCTGACTGGTGGGGTGTACAACTTCCGGAGAAATGCAGCAGTGGTGAAGAGGAGATTGTATCCTGTGGTGAGTGATGGCGACTTGACATCCACCTACAGCCAACTAGCTGATATCCGCCCATCCAACCTGACATCTTACCAGTCTTATATTGATGAAGCATGGTTCACCATCATTCAAAGGATGAGAACAGAAGGCGGTGGTCTGGAATATCTTGTGATGTCTCCAGAAGCCTTCCGGGGTGCCCATCAGAATCTGTCATTGTACTATATCTTCAGAGACTTCCACAGCTCGCTTGGACAATCCAATGGAAGATATCTTGACTTGGCATCTGAGCACTTCAGACAATACAGCCATGAATGGAAGCAGATTAACTTCATCTATGACTATGACCATGATGGCCAAAGTGATCAACCCAATCACAGACAAGCCAAGAATCCTGTCATCTACTTGAATCAGCCCGGTCGGTTTGGTCAGTTCCGCACCACGAGAAGAAGAAGATGAAGTTCAGTGCAGTCAGACAAGCCATAGCCGCACAGGTGGCTGGCCTATCTGGATTCAAGGAATCCAAGCACAGTCCGGACTACTTTGGCCGAACTGAGAACACTGTTGCACATCTGGCATTCGGTGTGCAGCTGGCTGCATCAACTGCAGTGGATGAACGCCAAAGAAGACCCGTGGGTGTATATGTGAACACACCTGTCCGGGTTCTGTTTGCATATCGCTTGAGACCATTGGACATATACCCAACAGATTACGACAATGCACTGGATGCTGAAGAGAATGTCATCAATGCTGTTCTGAATACATATGCCGCACCAAACAACACCTTCACGATACGATACAACAGTTCAACCCGTGAAGTGACAGACTCTCAAGAATACTGTATAATCAGTATTGAATTCACTGCTCTACACACAATCTAAGGAGGCCACAAATGGCTTATTCATCCGTTCCAAAAACCAAAAGAGATGGCAAAATTGAACTTCTCGATGGTACTACACCAACACCAGTCACACTTGAAGTGGCCTATGAAGATGGCAACTTTTCATTCAGTCAACCACAACAGTTCAGTGAACTGGTAGTGATGGACCGTGGAAACTTCGCTGCAATCCGCAAGCAAGATGAACAAGCAATCACTGGTTCATTCTCTTTTCACTTCAGACAGTTCACAGATGGTTCTGAAGCTGGTTCAGTTCGTGACTTCATCCAACAGTCTGGAAACTATGCAGCCAACTTGTCAACTGGTACATCTGGCGTTCCATATGTTGAACACTTCTGCATTGACATCAAGTACACTGCTGAAGGAACTGACTTTGGTGATGATGCAGATCACACAGTGACATTGGCCAAGTGTGTTTGCACTTTGGACTTCAGTGAAGGTGACCCATCTGCATTCACATTGAACTTCACTTGTTATGGTGGTGCAACTGTGACTGGACCAGCATAATCTGATTCAAAAATTCACAAAAACTATGGGCTATCTGCATGGTGGCCCATCTTTCATAAAATAAGAGGTACACACAATGAACGTAAACTTGCAAAAACTTGGTGAACATGAAGTCAATATTCCAAACAGCATTGCAGTCTGTTTGGACTTCGTTGCAATCTGGGGTTCTGAACCCAATCGAGCGCAGCTGGGCAGATTATGTGCAGCAGCCATTGCGGTTGGTGTTGACCATGCCAAGTGTCTTCCAGCCTATCCAGTGACAACAGGTGACCCAATCCAGTTTGGGTTCAAGATTCTGGAACGGTTATTGGATGCTGGTATGACACCGAAGCAGATATATGAACAAGGCACTGAAATTCTGATTAAGATGGCGAAGAGCATCCCAACAGAACAAGATGTGGAAGACACTGCAAATTTTTCATAAGTCGGTCAGGTTCTTTTGACTTGATGGCCATGCGGATAGCAATGAGGTGGAATCAACATCCAGATTGGTTCCACACCTTGGACCAACCGACCAAGACCAAAGTGCTTGCAGAATATAGACTTCATTGTGAATCATCTGAAGAGAGAAGTGCTAGACAACAGCGGATAAAAACTGCTAGAATGGAAGCAATGATAGCCAAGAGAATCCAATGAAGAACTATACCCGTGGAAATGCAACAGTGACCATTCAACAGGACATGCAAGATATGTTCATGGGATTCATTCACACTGTTGCACCCAATGCAGGTAAAATCATGGAAGAGGAGCTGCAACGGATTGAAAAACAAGCAGTTCAAGATTGGCCAAAGAGAAGACCCAAACTGGAACGAGACCGAGAAGGAAACATCATATCCAGTGAAGAGACATCACTTCAATCCTATAAGAAATTCAGAAGAGGGATGAAGGTGGATGCCAATGGAAACTTCGTTGTGTTTTTGAAGAACACTGCTCCATACAGCTACATGATAAAATATGGTGTCAAGGTGGATTCCAGAAATGCAAGTGGCAAGCACATCATCCAGCCATCTGGTCGCAGGGTAGCAACTGAAACATTGGTGAAGCCGCATCGTAAAACAGCAAAACGAGTCGTAAAAGCATTGGCAGATGACTTGATGAAGAGAGTGTGACCCATGGCAGAAGAGAAGAAGTCGATTGAAATCAGTTACAAGGCCAATCTGAAAGACCTATTGGCCAAACTGAAGACCATACCCAATGTTACAGACCAAGAAGCCAAGAAGATGGTGTCTGCATTGGACAAACAGCTGAAACAGGCAGAGAAGGCATCCAAGAAGAGTGCAGAAGCATCCAAGAAGGCAGCCCAACAAGCAGCCCAAGCCGCAGCCCGTGGTGCAATGGAGTTCGATGACTTGGCAGACAGTGCCAGAAGAGCAGAAGAACGGTTGGAACGTGTTGGTGATGCCAGTGGAGACATTGACCGGGGGTTCAGTTCCATTGGTCTTGCCTTGCGTGGTGTGAATCCACAACTGGCAGAAGCCGCAGATGGATTGGCAGATGCCTTTGCAGTGACTGAAGGATTGACCATGTCCTTTGCTGCCTTGAATCCTTACGTGATTGCAGCTGGTGTTGCAATCGGTGCATTGACATTGGGCTATACTTCATACCAAGCAGAGATTGAGAAGGCAAGACAGCTGACATTGGAATTGAGAGATGCACAGAAGGCATTGATTGAATCCCAAAAAGAGCAAGAAAACAATCTGCTGGATGCTGGTGGCAAGCTGCGTGAAATCCAGAATGAATACAAGCTGCTGACCGGACAGATTACAGAATATGAATATAATCTGGAGAAGGCTGGTGAGACAGCCTATGAATCATTCCGAGGCAATATTGAAGCAGCAGATGCCAGCATTGCCAAAACTGAATTACAGATTGCAGCAGTCGAGTCATTGATAAGTGCCTTTTCAAAGAGTGAACCAGCAGTATTGTCAGAGGAGATGGTGAACCAACTGAAGACACTGCAGCTGCAGAATAAGCAGATTAACAACAATATTGACTTGACTGGCCGAAGTATCACAGCACAGTTTGAACTGGGTGAATTACAGAACATATTACTGGCCCAACTTGATGATCAAAACCACAAACGTGCTGGATTGGTGGAGATGCAGAAGCAAGCATCTGAACTGTCCATGGAAATGGTCACCTTGGAAAAAGAACTGGCAGATGCCAATGAAGAGCATGCCAAAGCAGCAAAGAAAATAGTCAAGCCAGCCAAGCAAGCAGTGGAAGCCAAAGAAGATGAACTGGGTGCATTGGAAGACTTGATTGCAGCTGAGAACAGATACTTTGACAGGCAGATGGAAGCCAAGACCAAACTTCGTGACCTGAGCAATCAAACATTCTTCACTGAAGCCGAACAAAAGCAGAAGGCATTCGAAGAAGAACTTGAATATATCATGCAGCTTGGTGAAACAGCAGAACAACAAGAAGAAGCATTGGCCATCATCAAGCAAAAGAACCGGGATAAAGAGAAGGAAGACAAGAAGGCACAGTTTGATGAGGACTTGAACAATGCACAAGAAGTGACTGGTGCCATTCTGGGGATGTCAGATGCAATGTTGACTGCAGCATTGGAGAATGGAAGAGCCAACCAGAAGACCATCATGGGTCTGTTCAGAATGAATCAGGCAGCCAGTGTTGCTGATATTGCATTCAACACAGCCAAAGCAATCACAGCAGCCTTGGCATATCCACCAGTGGCACGAGCAGCCATGATTGCAGCTGCAGTGGGAACGGGTGCAGCACAGACAGCAGTGGTGATGGCACAACAGCCACCGCAAGCCAGCTTCCACATGGGTGGTATGGCACCAGATGAGATGCCTGCAAGGGTATTGCGTGG